ATGATGAATTAATGAACATTGATTAGCTCGACTTTGAAGAAGAGGAGTTCCAGGAACAACCTCAAACAGCCGAAGAAGAAATCTTTGGTGCGCAAAGTAATTTTACAAAAGATTGGATGGGTGGAGATTATCATTCTAGTAATAATTCAGATGATAATACCCAAGAAGAAGATGACACAAACGATCATAAAAGTGGAGAAGAAGAAGATATTATTTCTTATCTACTTAAAGAAAAAGGAATAAAAGATCCTAGTCAGATTAAATTTGAAGGAGAAAATGGAGAATTGGAAACCCGCAACTGGAACGATTTATCATTAGAAGAACAATATAATATTTTAAATACTTCTAATGAAGATCCTGATACAGATTTAGATGATTAGGAAATACAACTAATTAACCAGTTAAGATTAAGAGGAATAACACCTGAAGAGTTTGTTCAAATGACAAAAAACGAAGGTGCTCAAGAATATGCTAATTCATTAACTCCAGAACAAAATTATGTTGTGGATGATTTTAACGATGATGAATTATTTATTTATGACATGAAGGCTCGTGTTCCTGATATGACAGAAGAAGAATTAGCTGAATCATTACAGGCTGCACAAGCTAATCCTCAAGCTTTTGAAAAGCAAATAGCTGGATTAAGAGAAGAATATAAACGATTAGAAAAAGAAGAAATTCAGCAAGAACAAGCAATTAATCAAGAACAGGCAGCATTACAACTTCAAGAGTTTGAAGATAATGTTTATAATGCTATAAGTTCTGTAGAAGATATAGCTGGTTCTATAGAATTAGAAGATGAAGATAGAGATTTATTAGCTGAATTTATTTTAGGTAGAGATAATGCGGGAGTTAGTTATTTAGGTAAGGCACTTAATGATCCTGAAACATTGGTAAAAATGAGTTGGTTTGCATTAAGGGGCGAAGAAGCTTTAGATGATATTCAAAATTATTATGCAGAACAGATAAAAATTGCAAGACAAACTGGATATAACGAGGGACTAGCCGAAGCTAAAGGAGAAAAACCTCCAAAAGTTGTTGTTAGAAAGAATAATAAGAACGAAAAAATAAGTGCATTCTCACAAAACGGTTATAACTCGATCGACGATTTAGATTTTAATAACTAATAAAAACAAAAAATTATGATTGTAGCACATTTTGTAACTAATCGTCCTACAATGACTGATACAAGGACGTATGAAGATTTTTACAAGTTTTTAGGAACAAAACCTTACAAACTTGGAGTTGTAAGTAGACTTTACCCTGAATTAACCGCTTCTTATCTTACTGAATCTCTTAGAAATATCTTCTATCAAAGTAGAAAAAGCGGAAATAGATATCAATCAATTGATTCTATGTATTTCGAATGGGAAGTTGAAACAAATTATATTAAGAGAGTTGAATTTGCAGCTCTTCCTGAAGGTGATGGAGCTGATGGTACAGAAATTACAATGGCTTTCAAAGAAAGATATTACGAAAAGTATGATATCTTCAAGATTGACAAGACTATGCAGCAATGTATTGTTGTTAGCCGTCCTATTAGAAAAGCAGATAACTTCTGGGAAGTTCAAGTTAGATTAATTGATAATGACTATAAGTCAGTTCTTGATTTCAGTGGTTGCCAAGTTGGTGATACAACAAGATTCCAATCTAACGCAATGCCTGAATTACACGAGGAAGGATATGTGAAATATCAATCTAATATTGAAAGACATCGTAACTATATCACAACTCACCGTGTTGATGATTCTTATTCTGCTCTTTATGCTGCTCATGAAAACACATTCATTAGCATTGCTGAAGGTAAGAACCAAGGTGATTTAACAGAAACTATTTATAAGATGGATAAGAAGGAGAAAGTTCTTCTTGATAACTTCTTATATGTAAGAAATAACGGTTTACTCTTCAACAAGTGTAATGTTGATGTTAATGGTAAACCAACTATTGTTGACCCAGATACTAATAGACCTATCTACATTGGTGATGGTATTATCCCACAAGTAGAAAGATTTGCAAGCAAATATGCATTTGCTAAACTTACTATGGATGTATTCCAGACTGTTATTGCTACAATGAATGAAAAAGCTGAAAACCCAACAGGTAATAAGTATGTATTCATTTGTAACGAAAGAATGTGGAACTTAATCCAAACAGCTCTTGGTGATTGGCTTGCTAAATTTAAGACTGATGGTACATATCTATATTCTAAACAAGCTAACGGATATATTAAGGTTGGTGCAACATTCCAAACTTATGAATTTGGTGGAAACCAAATTAGCTTCAAGGTTGATAGAACATTCTCTAGAGAATATGGATTCAGTAAAGCTTACTGTCTATGTCTTGACTTAACAGCTGATAGTACTGGCAATGAACCTCCTATCCAAATGTTTACATTAAAAGGTGGTGACTTCATTACTAACAAGTTCCCAGGCGTTGGTGGTCTTGATGGACTTAGCTCAGGTGTTGTTTCTAGTCCTGTTGCTGGTTCTAAATTAATCAACTGGGGTTATTCTGGTGTTGGTGTATTTAACCCATACAGAAGCTTCATTTTAAGAGAGATTTAATTTATTCGATAAATAAAACTTTTTAGATAAGGGTAAGGGAGTAACCAATCTCCCTTACTAATTTTATATATATTTTAATGAATTAATATGAGTACTGAAAATAATGTTAGCAAAAGCAATTTTGCAGAAAATATAATTGTTTTAAGAAGTGTTTATGGTAAGGTAGGAATGAAATACTATATTCAACCATGTAAAGATAAATACGGAAATTATCCAGATTGTGTAAAACATGTTGATGTAAATGGCGACATGATTCTTTCTGATTCAGAAAGAAATGACCCAAATAGAAAGTTCTTTTTTAAAAGAAAATGAACCTATTATAGTGGAAGACGGTTTCACACTTAATTTAGATAGAGTTCAAGATTAGTATATTTGGGAAGCCATTAAAAATTGTGTTCTGATTGCTCCTGATAGATATGCTAAAGACGAAAATGGCAATAATCTTATTGATGGAACAATGGATTGGAAATCAAAGAGACCTCGTTATGGTGTTGCTGAACTTTATGTAGATAAACCAGGAATTGAAACAGCTAATAAAATTTCTCGTAAGAGAAAAATTCACCAAGCTAGTGAATATATTTTCACTGATGAAAGAGGTTCAGAAGGTAGATTGCTTAAAGCACGTCTGTTAGGTAAGAATATGAAAAATATGCCTGACGCAGATGTAGAAGATTATCTATTACAGGTAGCAGAAAAGAATCCAGATAAAATTATCAATTTATATACTGGAACCGATATGTCTTTACGTATCTTATTTATGGAAGCCAGAGACAGAAAAGTAATTATGATTAAAAATAAACTTTATGTTTATGGGGATGATGTAGTACTTGGTGCTACTGATGATGCTGTAATTACTTGGATGAAGGATCCTAAACACAAAAAGATACTTGAATTAATTCGTAGGGATGTATTTCCTGAACAATATAAAGTCGAAGATTTAGATTTAGATGGCGAACCGCAATTAACTACTGAAAAAGAAGTAGATCCTGTAGTAGAAAGAGCCATCAAAGCTAATAAAACTAAAAAGTAATAATTAACTAAAATTTATCTATATGTTTATTGTATACGAAACTACTTGTCTTGTTAATAATAAAATTTATGTGGGAGTACATGAAACTGAAAATCCTGATGTATTTGATGGTTATATAGGAAATTCTATAAACATCTTTAATAGAAAATATGCTATAGAGAATCCAAAATTTCCTTTTCATTATGCTGTAAAAAAATATGGATTTCATAATTTTAGAAGAAAGACTCTTTACGTTTATGAAACTTAGGAAGAAGCATATGCAATAGAGGCAGAAATAGTAAATGAAGATTTTATAAAAAATTCTAGTAATTATAATGTTTGTTTAGGCGGACATAAACCCCAAGCAAAACAACAAACATTATTTCAATTTGATTATTAGGGTAATTTAGTAAACAAATATGATTCTGTTGTAATTGGAGCAAAAATGAATGATATTGTATATAAAACTTTATTAACTGCTATTCATAATAAAAGAGGAACTCATGGATTTTATTGGAGCTATGATTCTAAAATAGATATTTCAGAATTTGGATATAAGAAAAAATTACAATATTATATTTATGATTAGGATGGAAATTTTATTAAAGAATTTGTCGATTACGAAGAATTATTAAAATTTTTAAATACTAATAGAGGAAATTTAACAAGAGCGATAAAACTAACTAATAAAATATCTGGATATTTTATATCTAATGAGAAATTTGAAAAACTTCAAATAACTGTAACTAAATTATCTGGAAAATTAAACAGATACACATTAGATGGAAAATATATAGATAGTTTTAAAACTGTTAGAGAAGCTAAAGAAAAATTAAATTTAAAACTATGTAGTATTAGTCAAGCCATTAGATTAAATAGATAGTGTAATGGATATAGATGGACTAGAACAGACAATCCGACTCCAACTATATAGGTAAATTTACAATAATTAAAGCCTATTACAGCAAGACAAGTTTATGAAGGAGTTTTAATCGAACTTAATAAAGTACAAGCTCCAAGCTTGTTACTGGAAGATTTTAATTACCTTTTTAATAAAGCTATATATTAGTACATTAATAAAAAGTACAATATATATGATGTTAATCAACAAACTACTGATGATGTAAGAGTTTTAAAGTCAACAGCTATACTTACACCAATAGGTACTCTAGAAGGTGGAGATACTCAAAATAACGCTTATGGTAGAAAAACTACAAGTGTTACTAGTTTAAATTCACTGTACGGAGCAACCTATGAATTTGAATTACCTACTGATTATTTACATTTATTAAATTGTATTTGTAATTTTAGAGTCAAAAAGCAATTTAAATGTTATGATGCTGGAACATATGTTCAATTTGGAGCTAAACGTT